TATTCTATTTCCTCTTTTGATGCTCAAACATCTGCTGCCGATACAGCAGCATCTGCAGACAATGCAGAAATAGAAGCGGCCGCTGATGCTATTATTGATTTCACCGAAGGTAATCCATTCGGGAGCCTATAATGCTGGGAATAACTTATTATCACGAAACTATCAGAAAATATGTGGCGGTTTTCGGGACTCTTTTTAATGATATAAACATTCAAAGGAGAGATTCTAGTGGAGTAATAACAGAACAAATTAAAGTTCCCATTGCATACGAGGCTAAAGATAAATTGATTCTCCGGACAAGAGCGGTTCAGGCTGACGGAGGTGTTGCCGTAAGTCTTCCAAGAATAGGTTTTGTTATGAACGGAATTGCTTATGATGGAACTAGAAAATTAAATACAATGGGTCAAGTTTATGCGGCGAATAATGCAACATCTTCAACTACACTCATGAAACAATATAATCCTGTACCTTACAATTTTGATTTTGCCTTGACCGCAATGGTAGACAGTTCAGAAGATGGTGCACAAATATTTGAACAGATCGTTCCTTTCTTTACTCCAGAATTTACAGTTAGTGTGAATTTAGTTCCATCTATGAACATAAAACCGGATGTTTCTATAATACTAAATGGCACTACAGTTGAAGATTCTTATGAGGGAGATTTTACTGCGAGAAGGGAAATTATATGGTCATTTACTTTTCAACTAAAAGGATATATTTATCCAGATGTTAAGTCTGGGTCAGTTACGAAATCGGTGATAGTGAATCTCAGAATGCCAGGAGGAAATGAGACATCGCTGCCAGAGTATATTATCTTAGAAGATAGTACAGATTTTTCTACTAATTATTTACTTTTAAATGCAGATGCAAATTCTCCAGACGCAACAGGAATAATGAAGTTCATAACAGAAGATAGTTCAGCAGAAGTGGCCGCTTCAGGAATTAAATCACGATTAACAATGGCCCCAAAGCCAGGAGATGTTACTGCAAATGACGACTTTGGCTATACAGAAACCTTTGAATATTTTAATGACAATATTGATACGAATTTGACAACCGGATTAGATGTGAATCTGTAGAATGTTGTCCCGTATTCTTTTAGCAATTTGTATAATTTTTGTTAGTACCTTAAGTTATGCGCAACCACATACTGAAGCAATAATACACGATACCATAGTTAAAAGAGATACATATAAAACCGAAGATATTTTATTGTTATTTAAATCTTGTTATGAAACTATTTACTTTCTAGGTAATACAAAATATAAAAGAACTAAAAAAGAATTAAAAGAAGAAGATGTATCTAGACAATGTTTTTGTATATGTGATAAGATTAGAGCTAAATATAAACCTAAAGAATTTTTAGATAGGCCTCCTATAGAAATACATAATATTATTAAACCATTAACCTCTGAATGTATAGAAGAAAGGGGTCAAATTTGGCATGAGCATGGAAAACAATGAGGAAAAATGACAGTAGATGATCGTATAGATGAAATATTAGAAATTACGAGTTTAGTTCCAACTCCGGAAATAAAACCGGAATCTAGTTCAAGAATTTTACCGAAAACTGATGGTAAAGATGATGACATTGATTATAATTATGCCCGTGAAAATTACTACAATTTAATCGAAAGAAATCAAGACGCAGTAGAAGAGATGTTGGAGATTGCTAAGCAGTCTGAACATCCACGTGCTTTTGAGGTGGTCGGACAATTAATCAAATCAGGATTAGATGCAAATAAAGAGTTGATGTCTCTACATAAAACGAAAAAAGAACTAAGTATAGAGAAAAGTAGTGGCGTTAATGTTAACAATGCGGTCTTTGTCGGATCAACAGCAGAACTACAAAAACTCTTAAAGGCAAAACGTGGCGAGTGAAACCTATCTAGGAAATCCCAATCTCAAAAATGTTGGACAAAAAATAGAGTGGACGGAAGAATCTCTTACTGAATACATGAAATGTAAAGAGAATCCCGAATACTTCATAAAGAATTTTGTCAAAATTATCCACGTTGATCACGGGCTTGTACCTTTTGAGATGTATGATTATCAAAAAGATATGATTAACAAGTTCAATGATAATCGTTTTGTAATCTGTAAAATGCCTAGACAGACCGGTAAGTCAACCACGATCATTGCTTTTCTTCTTCATTACATTCTGTTTAATGAGAGTGTCAACGTTGCTATTCTCGCTAACAAAGGAGCAGTAGCAAGAGAACTTCTTTCAAGACTACAACTTGCATACGAACATTTGCCCAAATGGTTACAGCAAGGAGCAGTTGTATGGAACAAAGGAAACATTGAAGTAGAGAATGGATCTAAGGTTATCGCCGCGGCAACTTCTAGTTCTGCTGTTCGTGGTTCATCTTTCAATATTATTTTTCTTGATGAGTTTGCTCACGTACCACAAAACATCGCGGAACAATTCTTCACTTCTGTTTATCCTACTATTTCTGCTGGTGAATCAACAAAAGTATTGATTGTTTCAACTCCACTTGGACTGAATATGTTTTACAAAATGTGGGTAGACGCAGAAGAGAAACGAAATGATTATGTACCGATTGAGGTTCATTGGTCAGAGATGCCTGGTAGAGATGCAAAGTGGAAAGAAGAAACAATACGCAATACTTCTGAAGTACAGTTCACACAGGAGTTTGAATGTGAATTTGTGGGTTCAACATATACACTAATTGCTCCATCGAAACTCAGAACGATGGTATTTAAGAATCCGATTCACAGCAATAACAATCTAGATGTATATGAAGAACCAAAGAAAAGTCATACCTATGCCCTTATTGCTGATACTGCACAGGGGAAAGGTGTAGATTATTCAGCATTTAATATATTCGATGTTTCTGAAATGCCATACAAACAGGTAGCAAAATACAGAGACAATACCATTTCTCCTATGTTATACCCAAACGTAATTTACAATGTTGGAAACAAATACAACAAGGCTCATGTCTTGGTTGAAGTTAATGACATTGGAAGTCAGGTGGCCGATACTCTTCATTATGATTTGGAATACGAAAATATCATGATCATTACAATGAGGGGAAGAGCGGGACAACAAATCGGTGGTGGATTCGCGAAGAATATTCAGTTAGGATTAAGAACTAGCAAACAGATCAAGAGAATCGGGTGTGCTACTCTAAAGGATTTAATAGAACAAGATCAATTAATCATATCCGATTTTGAAACGATTAGAGAACTCACAACTTTTGCTTTGACAAACAATACGTATCAAGCAGAAGAGGGTGCACATGATGACCTAGCCATGACTTTGGTAATATTTGGATGGTTAGTCCAACAGAGATATTTTAAAGAGTTGACAAATATGGATATAAGAAAGAAAATGTGGGAAGAACAAATGGAAACACTAGAACAAGATATGTTACCATTTGGAATTATAGATGATGGACAGGAAGCCCAAACATTTAAGGATGATAAGGGTACTGTGTGGACTGTGGATGATGATGAATCTAGACGGCTTTATCAGTAAATGGATCTATATCCGCAAAGTTAACTTCAGTAGGTGGGTTGTTTATTTCAGCAATTAAATTATCAATTTTATTAGATAAATCCGGCCTTTCCTTTTTTAATCTAGTTAAAAAACTAATAGAACCAGTTACTAATTGGGCAGGATTAACAGAAATTCTTTTACTCAATTTTCTTTTATTTGACAGCTCAAGATGTTTTGGATTTACACAAGACGGATTGAAGCAATTTTGTGTTATTACTTCATGGCTCGCCACTTGTCCACGAAACATCATAAACGCATATCTACTTGCTGGTATAGTTTTTCCTAGAACAGAAAACATACCATGACCGGTTCTATTTTTAGAAGCAAGCCAAATATGACAATTTGTATTTGTTTCAGAGCGATCAACTTTTTTAAGAAATCGTTCTTGTATCTTTTTATGATTTATTAATTTATCCATTGTTCTTTCTGTATATTTATGATAACACTTAATATTTATGATTTTAGAGAACTTCAAAATAATAAATAAATGTAATATGGTATAATAAAATCCATAAACCAATCTTTCAACTTATAATAGGAGAGATAAGATGCCTTTTACAATTAGTCCAGGCGTTGTAACCAAAGAAATTGATTTAACAACTGTTGTTCCTGAAATTTCTATGACAGAGGGTGCAATCGCCGGTCCTTTTAGGTGGGGGCCATCGTATGATCGTGTTACAGTTGCGAATGAGTCTGAATTAGCAAGTCGCTTTGGTAAGCCAGACGCAGCTACATATAAAACATTTTTCACTGCTGCAAGTTATCTCGCATATTCGGGAAATCTTAAAGTAGTTCGTACACCTAATACTACTGACACAAAGAACGCGACAATGGACGCGTCAAATACAGTCTATATTTCAAATGATGAAACTTACGAAAATACCTATGATCCAGATATGGGAGGAACACAGTCTGATGATTTTGGCCCTTTCGTAGCAAAATATACTGGTGATCTTGGAAATACTTTAAGAGTTTCTATGTGTGGTGCAACTCATGCAAACACAAATAGTGATGGAACACTCAATAGTAATACAGATACCGCCTTAACAGGAACAGGAATTTTTACTGTTGCAAATAGTACTATAATCGGATCAGGAACCGCTTTTGATTCAGAATTAACAATAGGTGATGTTCTAACTTTATCTACTGATGGTAATACTGTTGTAGTTACTGCAGTTACATCCGCTACAGTCTTGGCCGTAAAAGGTTGGACAGCAGATGTTGCTTCTGGAGCAATGGTTCGTAAGAAAAGATCAGGATTTCAAGAACCCGCATCTCAGATGATGATGACTGCAGGAGCTTCCGCAAATGGAGTGACTATTACTGGTCATGCAAATACACAGTTTGATACTCAGTTTACAGTAGGAGATCTTTTTAAATTCGAAGGAACTGGCGAAGAACGAAAAATTTCAGTTATTACAAGTGCCACTGCAATGACAGTATCAGAACCTTTTTCACTAGCCGCAGTAGCAAACACATATTCACGAAGATGGGAATATGCAGATGCATTCGATGGTGATCCTGTTACCTCATCTCACGCACGAAGAAATGGCGGAAATTGGGATGAATGTCATGTTGTTGTCGTAGATGAAGATGGAGAATTTACTGGTGCAAATAATACTGTAGTGGAAACATATACAGGATCGGTTGCCGGTGGAGCCAAAGGCGAAGATGGTCAAAGTATTTACTACAAAGACCTAGTTAATAGAGGTTCATCCTATGTTCGTTGGATGGATCATGATGCATCTGGTGATACAGTAGCCACATGGTTAGGTGGAACAACCGCATGGGGTGGAGCAGCATCAGGTAATTTTAATGCAAAAGGAATTATTATATCCGGAAGCATGACAGGTGGAGCCGCAGGTTCAACTTCAACGGCCGGTAATGTTCAGACAGGCCTTGATCTATACAAAAATACAGAAGAAGTAGATGTAACACTTCTAATAACAGGAGATGCAACAGCAGCAACCCAAATTCATGCAATTAATAATATTGCAGAATATCGTAAGGACTGTGTAGCTTTCATTTCCCCCCTTCAAGCAAATGTTGTCAATAACGCAGGAAGTGAAGTTGATGATGTAGTTGCTCATAGAAATTCTATGCCAAGTTCATCTTATGCAGTTATGGATTCTGGATGGAAATATTTGTATGATAAGTATAATGATGTTTATCGTTATATTCCATTGAATGGTGATATTGCAGGAACTTGTGCATTTACTGATGAGTCGCGTGATCCTTTCTGGTCACCAGCGGGGATAGATCGTGGAAATATCCGTAATGCCATTAAACTTCCTTTTAATCCAAATAAAACACAACGAGATAGTCTCTATAAGAATGGAGTTAACCCTGTTGTTGGACTTCCTGGAAGTGGAATACTTCTTTTCGGTGATAAAACATTATTGGCAAAATCAAGTGCATTTGATCGTATCAATGTACGAAGATTGTTTATTCTTTTGGAAAGATCCATTGCTAATATGGCAAAAGCATTCTTATTTGAATTCAATGACGCGTTTTCACGATCTCGATTCGTGTCAACCGTTGAGCCTTTCTTGAGAGATGTTCAAGGGAGAGGTGGAGTTCAAGATTTTGCAGTTGTTTGTGATGAAAGTAATAACACGGGAGATGTCGTTGATCGTAACGAATTCCGTGGAGATATCTACGTGAAACCATCACGTTCTATTAACTTCATTCAACTACAATTCGTTGCAGTTAGAAGTGGTGTAGAATTTGAAGAAATCATTGGATAATCGATAAATAGTAGTATATAAATATAACAGACAGATGGGGGAAGACGATGACTTCCGAAGGGAGTACTTGCAAAAAAGACTTCCCCATCATCTTAATCTAGTCATCGGAGAAAATAACAATGGCAGCAGCAACATTTAATATTGACACATTTACCTCAAAACTTTCTAGAGGTGGAGCATTAGCCAGTTTATTCGAATGTGAACTTACCGCATCTGGTAAGGGCACTAAAGGAGACATTGGAGATTTTACATTTTTATGTAAAGGGGTATCATTTCCCGCTTCAGCTATAGAAGCAGCTACAGTTACATATATGGGAAGAGCTTTGCAGATTCCTGGTAATCGGGCAGCCGCTCAATTAACAACATCCGTTTATAATGATGAGAATATGGAAATTCGAAATTTTGTTGAAAGTTGGATGGAGAGACTTAATTCCGGAAAAACGAATAAAAGAGATTCTTCTTTCATAAAAATTCTTGACTATACTGGCGAAATGAAGATTCGACAGCTTAAAAAAGATGGTACAGGAAAATCTAAAGAGTATGTATTTAAAAACGTTTGGCCCTCTTCCTGTCCAGAAATTGCATTGTCTTGGGATACTAATGAAATCCAAACTTTTGATGTGACATGGGAATATAATTATTGGAGCTCTACCGAGTCAGGTGCGGGCGCATAAATAATATTAATGATGAAAACAAATTTACATGGGAGTGGTGATATCCGCTCCCATTTACACCTATTAGGAACAATGTATGGCAGTTGAATTATTTGGATTTTCTATAGGAAGAGTTGACAAGGACGCAAAAAACAAAAGG